ATCGTTAATGACTAAATGTGTTATTTTTATAGTGATAAATGCTGAAATCCCAACTGCAATCATGCTCCAAATTGCGTTTTTTACAGATTCAAGACGATTCATAAAATATAAACTCCTTTCTAATAGCAAATAATTATGTGATATAAAAAGAAGAGGCCTTGTTTTTAGACCTCTTCCTTAGAATGTTAAACATTAAAAATATAAATCAAACTTTCTTTGTATACGCAAGGCAAATCCAACCCGCACCAGACTTAAGCTTACCCCAAGTCTGTGAACCGACTTTCTTTTCGGCGGTAATCGTGTAAACCTCGCCGTACTTGATAGTAGTGGCTATGCCGTAGTTTATACCAGCGCCCTTACGAACGTTAAGCCCATTCTTAGCGGTAACTTTAACCTTGTAAGACGTGGCTGAGGTTGTCTTAGTAGTGTCAGTTGTTGTGTCGGTAGTCTTAGTGGTCGTCCCGCCAAGCTGTTCCGTGACCTTTTCCGCTAAATCCCCGAGACGGTTGTACAGCCAATCACCTGGGCAAGCCTTGGCAGCGAACCAACGGTGTACTGTGAGAACCATTTCGTTTGACTTAGGCGAATAATTCAGTGTTTTAGTCTTATCGCCGAGCCAAAGCAGCTTAGTTTTGCCATTGCGCTTGCAAATATCCACGCAAAGCTCAATCAGCGAATTGTAAACAGCATTGTTCATGGTGTAGGGGTGCATAGTGTCGGAAGCGCACTCAATTGTCACTGCCCTCTGGTCGTTTTCGTTTGATGAACTGCACCATGAGCGGTTATCCTCGTTTACGCACAGTCCGACTTTACCATCTTTGCCGATACAATAGTTACAGCTCGCCTGACGTGATGTGCTTGCGAAGCCGCTAAGAATTGTTTCAACCGTCTGCTGTCCCACAACACAATGAGGTGTAATGTGGTCGATAGAGTGTGTACGTTTGCCTGAATGGTTCGGGGATAATTTTGTGTAGCTGATTAGTTTACTGTTGCTCATAAAATAAGCCTCCTTATTTTTAAGTTTTGAATAGTGTATAAGCAATTGCGCCAGCAATTTGCTCAGCGATTTCATAAAATCCAGCGGTATTAGGGTGTAGCCAATCTGTTATACATCTTACTGTCTCATCTGACCCTTTGTAAATGTTTTTCATTTGATAGGGTGAAAAATGTACACTATCAAATAATAATGCTATATCAACATATGTGCAGAAAGAGGAATACAATGAACCATTACATAAATCAGAATATCCAGCATTCATGGCAACTACAAGCTTATTAAACGCAAGTGCGTTTATAGATGTTTGTATATTATTTGCATATTTTTGTCCGACACAGAATACTTTGCAATCAGGATACTGTGTATGAACTATATCCACGAGGCTTTTCATTCTTTCTACCGTTGTTTGTGCTATTGTATCGTATTGTGAAATTCCAGTAATCAAGTCGTTTACGCCACATTCAATAACAACGATGTCAAGTTCGTCATCATTTGTATATTGTGACATATAATGTTTTACCGAAACTTCCCCATCATAAAGGAAAGGATTATTCCATGTTGTTTCTGGTCTACCTTGCGAATTATCAGTTTTAATATAATCCATTAGAGTAATGCCACCTACACCACAGTTTTTGCAAGTTATATCGTCGTTCGTATCTTCCTTATGCCCGACGAAGTTTAAATTACTCAGTCCTAAATCAATCGTAAGATTTCTTTTTATTTCGCATGGCAATACGCCCATATCGGTAAAACTATCGCCGATTATTAATACATTTTTCTCTGCGGATGGATTTGTTAATTCATCTTTTTTAATAAACTTAGCCCAGAGTGTTTTTGAAAAATATGTTTCTCCTGTAACTTTCCCCTTGATGTATACGGGAGTACCTTCGCCTTCATCGCTAATTACGATTGCATCGTTACCCTTATTCGTGTATACTGAATACTCGTTTTGTTCCGTATAAAAATCATCAATATTTTTTCCGATGATAAGATTTTCGATTGGAATTTTTCGCGGTCTCGACAAACGATTTTTAATGCCATAGATGGTTGACGGGCAGAAGAAAGTTACAGCTTTTTCAAAGCTGGTTCTTTCTGAAGACGTTTCAGCCATTTTGTAGGCTTTTTCTGCATTAAAATTATCTTTCAGTATTGTTTGACCATATGGAATAAAATCGGACGGAATATCATTATTTATGGTGACCATAACAACTTCCGACCATGTTCCCTCAATTTCATTATTTGTATATGTATAGCAACAAAGGCGTACATAGGCAGTATTTTCAGGCGCAACAGTTTCAAGCTCTCTTGTATTTTCACTAGACATATATCCCATCTGTGAAAGATACTTTCTATTTTCATCGTAAAACGCAAATGAGTGTATATTAGAACCCTGATATTGATATTTTGCTTTTACTATATCTCCGCTCTTACAGGGTATAAAGCCACTAATGATAAAATTATTAGCGTCCATGATATAGCTTGTCGTGAGATTAGCAAAACGTTTTCCAATAATAAAATCGGAGTCTTCCGTATTTAATAGGTTGGCTGATACGTCAAAAGTTGCCTGATATATAGCTGTTACATCACCACTTAACTCGCTGTAATCTTCAGGAATACTCTCGGCGATTGTCTGCACGGAATCAGCCGCCGACTGTGCTGCGGTCTGAGCTTTCTCAGCGTTTTCAGCACTAGCCTGAGCTTTCTCAACAACGCCTGAAACACGTTCATCGACTGATGCTAAGATAGAACTCTCAATACCGAGAACCTTTTCAAGTGCTTCCGTTGACTCTTCATATGTCGGAATAGCCTCAGTATCATCAGTAAGTGATTCGGAGATGGAAATAGTGAAAATGTTGGATTTCTTGACATACTCAAAGGTATCACCATCTTCCTTGATAGCAATCACCTGTCCCTTAAGATCTCCAGTCATACGAAGAAGACTACCAGAAACCTCGCCAATGCCATTAACGATTGGAACATCATAAGATACGTCGTCTTTATATGTTAATCTGAGCTTATAGACATTAGCTCCTGGAGTAAGACAGCCATCCACAATAATAGGACGGCTGTTTGTTTCTCCTATATAACCTAAAAAGTCATCAGTAACAGAGGCTTTATACTCAATAGGATCGATTTTTATTCTCATTTTGAATTATTCCTCCTCGTCGTTTTTATTCATCTCATCGAGCTCCTTATCCCAATCATCCATGGCATTCATGATAGCAGAGATGCCTGCTGCGACCGCTGATACACCGACGCCAATCAAAGTAGTCTTAGCAGCGGATGTATTCGTAAAGTCAATAGTCGGAACAGCAATAGCAGCATAGCCAATAGCCGACTGCACGAACGTTCTGATTGCTCTTTTTACCCAGTTTTTCATTTATGCTCATTCCTTTCCAAATCTTCTATTCGATGATTAGCTACTTTAAGCTCTTCTTTGGCCACGGCCATGTCTTTCTCGAGTATGTAGGTGCGTTCAACGTATTGATTGTGCTTGTCTACACGCTCGGAAAGCTTGTCGATCTTGTACTCGATCAATTTCTGACTGTCATACTGAGTCTGACGCATGTCTTTACGGTTACCGGAAGCAATAATGAGTTGACATACTATTGCGGATGCCGCCGTGATGACGGCCACTATGATTGTACTTATCACACCATCACTCCTCCAACGCGAAATACTTGTTGGCAATATATGTCGTACCATCAATGATGATTTTCTGTTCTGTAGAATCAACGGTCAACGGAGAAAATATGACACTTTTCAGGTGCGGGAAATATATATCCCTAGAAAGACATGTCGCATTTGATAAGGCTGTAAAATACGTAGAAGTATTACCGCTAATGAACGGCGTCAATGTTTCGCCGTTATTTCTACCATCTATCCATAATGTCGATGTTAAGGTTGAACTAGACGAAATCGTTGAGTAAATAAGTCCAACGCTCTCAATTCCCTCAGAAGTGACTGTTTTAGCGATCCACATCAATGGAGAGTCGTTAATTTGAAACCCAACATCACCATTGTCGGATTTATATATTCGCCAGGGCCTTTCGTCTCCAGTACTATTACTACTACCCTCGATTAGTCGTTTATAGACACTATATTGATCCATAATATCGAGTTTACAATTGGACACACTCAATGCGTCGAATTTATGGATCAAGTATATTTTATCAGTCAACCAAAGTTGAACCTCATAACTACTTGAACTATCACTCGCGCTTCCGGATTTGAATACTACTTTCTTAAAATCATAAACTTCTCTTAGTTTTTCACCAAGCGATTTTAGTGAATAACCAGAATATCTTTCAATCGCCATAATTTATACCTCCTCAATCTCAGCAATACCAAAGGTCGTATCGGGAACATCGTCTGCAAGTATAGCGCTTTCGGCTGGAACGCCACCACTCCCGCTTGACAACTTAGCCGCCCCAAGATACTGCGTGATTTTCCCGTTGTCGTCAACTGCGTAGTATACCGTGTTCTCGTCTGGGGATTCAAGCGCATCGTAGTCGGACTGACTGATCTTCATAAACGATAAACCATTTAAGCTATTTTTCAGCTCAGTAACTTCTCGAAGATAATTCTCGAACACAGATTCACCAGATAGCTGGTCATTACTTACTGCTGATGGCAGAATAGTTAGTATAAACCTTGTTGCAGACAAGCATGAGTCATTAGTACCAAGAAGTCTCACATCCCCATAGCCTCTTCCAGCCACACCCAAAGCATGCCTAGATAGGGTAATTAATGCCAGATTATTTCCATAATCTAGGACTACTTCCTCTGTAACCATTTTACCATCTGGTCGTAGTATTCTACATTCAGCTGAAGTTGCATTGGATAAAGAGAATGTAGCCATCGTTTCGTCAATGAAACTTGCAGCTATACGTCTTGAATTATTATCATCCTGTTTAGCTACTACTTCTGCTTGAGAATTTCCGCTTATATCTAATACTATTTTAGTAGTATAAGGTTGCATTTAGGCATTCTCCCTTCTATTTTGATTTTGCTACGATATCGGTTAATTTTATGTCTCTTGATCCAAACGTTAATGTCGGAGCATAAGGAGTACTCAAATCCAGCTCGATCTTTATCAACCGTATCGTAGTCTGTATGGATAGAAATGGATTCAGAATCGTATATGTATTTCCAACCTTGAATCTGTTGAATTCTTTATTGATGAAAGACAAATCCAATGCAGAAACCTCAAATGTTTCAGTTTTGTAGACATAATCATCCATCCAATCCACAGCGGCTCTGTATAGCTGTCCAGACTCTGATATGTGGTCTGGATCTGGATCATCATCACTAACCTTTATGTCATCGAATGTTACTATTTTATAGATTGGACCGTATTTCTCATACAACGATTTGTTTTCGAGATAATCTTTATTGTAGTTTTCATCACTACTTGACATTTTACTTGTATAAGGAAGGATTGTAAGTCTTTTTGTTCCAGACTCTGGTTCGCCACTTAATGGAATAATTCTAGAGAATATTTCCGAAATTTCCTCTTTCTTTGCCATACTTTTGATGTTTACTTTGGTTCGAAGACCATCTTCGACTATTTCTCCAAAAGTTGTAGTAGTAAAATCTATATATCGCACGTCGTTTTCATATCGAAGTCGAATCTCGCCACCAAAAGTATCTTCAAAAATCGTTTTTATAGCTTCATAAGAAGTTGATCCTTCATATAATTCCACTTTAACCGGGCAACCAGCTAATTCACATTCGCCAACTGTAAATTGAGCATCTGAACTAGCATAAGCATTATGGTTTGTGATTAACTGGTCAAGAATATAGCTACTTAGACCTCCGGATGCTATGTAATAATTAAATATCACTGTATCGCATAACATAGCTATTTCACTCTCACAAGAAACAGTCTTCTCATTCAAACCTGAATCGTCCATGGATTCTTCGATTGAAGCAACTCGACCTCTAAATATAATTTCATTTTCCAGTAAATCATAAACTTTGACGCGAGTGCGACTAACTTGTATGCTAGAATATCCAGGATTTGACTGATAAATCTTAAATT